GCGTCTTGAACGCCATTTCGTCAAAGTTCTTGTACCAAAACGAGCTGTATTTGTAGAGCTCATTCTTCGGAATTTTGCCGTTGACGTAATCGTCGTACTTGTCTGCATGGAACGCGGGAGAGTATGTATCGGCGTGCTTGATCATCTTCGCTTTCGTCCAATAGACCTGCTTGCGGAAGCCGTTGAGCAGCTCGAAGTACGCCATGTAGCCCACCGTCGGCAGCGCGTCGCGCTCGTCGTCGTTCTCGATGAACTCAAACATCTGCTTGCCCGTGAGCTTGTCCCTGCCCTTGTACTCGCCCTCTTTGATTTCGAGCACGTCGATGTCGAGATACTGCCCCGAACGCATGGCGAGCTGTTTGTAGCCCTTTGCGCCGAGCACAAACTGCGCGTTTGTCTCAATGACGTTGCCCTGCCTGTCGCGCTTATCGAACGGGACAAGGTAATACTGCCCGAGCTGCGGCGACGGAGAAAGCCCGAGGCTTTCGCCCAAAAGCGCGCCCGAGAGGATAGACCTCTGCGTGCACTTCTCCAACGCGGGGTTTGTGCTGACCGCCGAGATGATACTCGCAGTAAACCTCTGCGCGTTCTTTCCGACCGCCTGCGAAACGAGCCCCTTGATCTGCTCCTGATTCATGAAAACCGAGAACTTCGGTTGATTGCTCGAAAGCTGCCTCTGATTTGTCGTTGCTACTGCGTTGCTCATGATATGACCTCCTTAAATTGCCGAAAATTTGATCTTGTTCTCTTTGAGGAACCGCTGCAACGCTTTGAGCTGCTCAACGGTGCCCTCCACCTGAAACCGCACGACCTGCATTTTGGGCGCAGGTGCGGCAACTTCTGCCTGCTCCTGCGGCGTTTCCTGCGCGGCTTTTGCCGCCGCCTCTGCCGCCGCCTGTTCCTGCCTTGCTTTCATCTCCGCAACGCGAGCGCGCTCTGCTTTGAGCCTTGCGTCCTCCATTAGCGCGGCGGAGAGGTCGAGAGTGCGGAAGTAAAACGCTTTGACGAGCTCCTCGTCCTCCGACTGCAATGCCTCGATTGCCACGAGAGCGTTGCGGGCGTTCTCGAATACGGCGTCGATGTCCGCCTTGACAGACTTCATCGTCGTTGAGGCGTTCAGCCACTTCGGGTTGTGTATGCGCTCGTAAGGAATAAGCCCCGAAAAGTCTCCGACGGTCGCCTTGAAGTATTCGATGATCTCGTTCTGCTTTTCCTGCTGCTTGCGTTCCTCGAACGCCTTGACCTGCGCGTCGATTTCCGCGACGGTGCCCTTGACCTTTTGCAGCACCTCGTCCACCTCACCCTTGAACTTCTCATACGGAGCGTTATAGCCCTTGCCGATCCTGATACGCTCGTCGTTGAGAGCCTTGCAGAATGCGTTGAGTTGCGCCCTGTCCGCTTTCGCCGTGGCGATTTGAGAATCGTCGTAGGTTATGCCCTTATACTGTTCGAGCGTTGCCTCCACCCTTGCGAGCAGCTCCGCGTTGTTCCACGCGATCATCTTCGGAATAAGCTCCTCGACGGGGCTTTTCAGAATGAGTGCCAATTCGTTTGCCATAAGTTTGTCCTCCAAAATTTTAATTTTTGTTACTCTTTGTAAATCGGGGGCAGGAGCAGCGGCGGTCTTTGTTTCCGCTCAACATAGCCCCAAAACTCTTTTTCTCTCGTGTAGAGGAATTTCATGTCCTCCATGAGAGCCCTGCGCAGGAACGGGTAATGCCTCGTGATAAACTCTGTCTGCTCGTTCCTGCCTGTCTGCTTGATTTGTACTTTCAGCCACGCGAACGTCCAACCGAGCGTAACGAAGTAGTGTAACACCTGCGCGTAGTAATACTCGGGAACGTGCCCGTCCCACTTTTGCAGAGCGGCGGCGGAGTGTATCTCCGTGGTCTTTATCTCGATAAAGCCCCGCGCTTTCGTCGCCTTTTCCGTCAGCTCCGCGTCAAGCGAGGCGAACATAAAGCCTCTGCGATACACCGTCTGTTTGTCCTGTTTCACCCGATATTGCGGGTAATCAAGCGCAAACAGCTTGACGAGCATATCCTCTGCTTTTGTCCCGTACTGTACCTGCGGCTTATCGGAGATGTCCTCGGGCTCACGAAAGCCGACTTTCTCCTCCCAAACCTCAACGTTTGACTTGAACGGGGACAGCCCGAGAATTGCCGCCGCGTCCGAGCCGCCTATGCCCGTTTTACGGAACGCCTGCCACTCGGGAGAGCCGTGTTTCAGCCTGATTTTTTCAAGTGCCATTCTGCCCTCCCGAGACAGAAAAATGAGCCTATCTGAAATGCGCGAGAACTTCGCGCTGCCCCGCCGTTCCCGACGAGCCCGTGCGCAAAGATATTCGCCACCGATAAGCTCATTGTTTGCCTGATGTTATTCATTGCCCTGTCTCCTTTCGTTTGTTAATCGGGATAACCCACATACTCGCCTGTAACCATGTTCGTGTGCCAACGAACTTGTTGATAGCTGCCCGTGTACACGGCACACATACCGCTGCCACTACCCGCGCAGAACTTCACCCACACGGGTACACGAATTGTTTTTTGCGTCCACCCTGTCTTTTTCAGCAGAGCTTTTATGCTGCTTGCGAATACCCCGCGAGCAACACACGTCGTCCTGCGCCATTTATTCTCAAACCAATGGACGCTCACTTCGTCGCCGTTTTCGTCGATTATGGCGTCGAAATCAGCGCACCCGTCGCCTTTGAGAATATCAAGTTCCATGCGGCAACGATCCAATGCCTGCGCGTCCGACCTAATCGAGATAAAACAGTCGTCGTAGTCCGTTTCGCCCCTGCTGATTCGCTCGTCGCGCTCCTGTTGTGCCCCGCGAATCCTTTGCATTTCGCGCTCTACGCTTGCTGCAAGTTCTGCTCCAAACAGCCTTTTCATTTGTGTTTCCTCCTCAAAGCCTTGACTTGTTGGCGGCGAAGTAAAAAGCCGTCTTGTACTCGCCGCCCGCCTCATCGACATACTCGATCTTGAAAGCCGCGTCCACGGCTTGACCGAATTTGCCGCTCCATTCCTGCACAGATACGGAGCGTATTTCCGAGAACTTGTGTTCGCGCCTGAACTGTCTGATCGCATTCATCATCAACTGTTCCATGACGACCTCCTGTCAGACCGTAGCGATGTACAGCTTCACGACGCCGTTTATGCGCGTAAGCGCAAACCTCTTGACGTCAACCTGCGGGACGCCCGACTCCGCAATATGCGTCTCGAACTCCTCGCGGCTCATTCTGCGCCCGTCGATGATGATTTCGGACGGAGTGCCAAACCCTTTTTCGCTTGCCATTTGTATGTCCTCCTTATTTCGCTTTCGCGTATTCTCTGAACTCTTCCTCGCGGACTGCGCGCAGCTCCGTAACGGTGCCGTCCCGCAATTCGGGAGAATCTGCCTGAATTTTGCGGCGAGCCCTTGTAATGCTCTCCATTTGCCGCAGGCTGCCGTCTGCCGCAAGCTCGGCGAACGAGCGCGTCGTGTCGATTCCCATGCGTTCAAAACAACCCATGAGCAGAGCCGTATCGCTCTTTCTTGCCGCCTCGTTCTCCGTGAGCTCCGCGCGGACGATTGATTCCAACCTTTTCAAGCGTTTCATGCCGTGCCTCCTTTACGCCGATTTCTGTGCATTTGCGAGATAATCTCTGATAAGCTGCCTTACGAGGGTGCTCATCGAAAGCTCTTTCTCTGCGGCGAGCTTTTTCAGTTCCTCGTGGGTAGCAGGCGAAAGACACACTCCGAGATAAACCACGTCTTTCTTCTTGCCCCTAAGCAATACCTCCGTAAAACAAAAATAGGTCTGCCAAGTTAAGGCAGACCTATCAAGCCGTTTTATGAGGGTTAAAAAAATAGGCTTGCCTTAACTCGCAAACCTATTGTAGAATAACACATTTCAGCGCGGCTACTTTCGGGCAGAAAACGCTTTTCAAAAGGCTTTTATAGTGGTATAATGTCGTAAAGGGCTAAGCCAAGGAGGGAAAAATGATGAATGTTATCGCGGAGCGGATGTTCGGAGTGCCGTATATCGTGCTTGACTCGGTTTTTATTCTCGCCTTTCTCGCACTGCTGCTGATCACCAGACGTCGGCTCGCCGCGTTGTGGGCGATCGCGGGCGGAGTGCTGTATTTCATCGTGGACTACGGCATTTTTCACCTGCTCACGGGATCGCGGCACATAGGTACGGTGAACGCGGACGGAGTGTTCTCCGTCGGCGGAGAGGGCATGATGTTCGGAGTGCTCATGTGGATGTCGCTCAGCTACGGCATAACGAACTTTGCGTGGATATGGCTCTGCCTTAAAAAGGATAAGCGCATAGCGGAGTGGACGGTGCTCATATTCGTGTGGTGGCTCGTCTGCCCCATTCTCGACAACGCGATAACGGGCGACGGTATGCATGTGCGGATCTGGCGGGAGACGGTCGGTTACCACTGGTTCATGGCGGTCTTTCTCGCGGTCAGCTATTTTGCGGTCATCGTGTATAATCTGTTTCAAAAGGACGGCGCGAAAAGAATGCGTATACTCTGGCTGTTCGGGATAGGCGTCGCCGTTCAGTTCGGCTGGGAGTTCGCTCTCCTTCTCGGCGGGATACGCAGCGGCAGTATGGAGTTTGCCGAGCAGTTGCGCGTTCTCGTAGTCAACTCGCTTATGGAGACCAATCTCGGTCTGCCCGCGATGTACTGCATATATCTGTTCGTCACTTCGCGCGTGCGGGAGGATCTTACCGCGCGGGACAGGATATCCTTTTCCGATCGCCTTGCCGAAAACAACGCCGAACGCTACCGCCCTCGCCCCACCGCACCCGAAACGGACGACGAATGATAACGCACCTTGCCCGTTTGCGCCTAGCATGTGTGATTTTTCCGTAAAAAACACCGCCGCGTCTGAAAGCGGCGTTAAAAGCGACGGTTTCGCGTCCGTTTGCGGCTATAAAGCGGAGACGAGCGAAACAGTACAGTGCAAATGCATGAGGCGGTACCGATATTGAGAATGCTGCTTGCAAAAATGTTCTGCCGTAAAATGGCGCGACGGGACAAAATAGCGGAAGAGGGCTCTGAGCCTGCGCGAGGCGTTATCTGCACGGAAGACGTCCCCTTTTACCGCGATCTGACTGCGGACGTTTACTCGCCGTGCGGCGGGCATGATCTTCCCGCAGTGCTGGACGTACACGGCGGCGGTCTGATGTACGGAGACAAGCGGCTGAACAGACGCTTCTGCGCCGCACTCGCCTCATGCGGGTTCACGGTAGTCAGCGCGGATTATCGGCTTTTCCCCGAAGCGTCCTTTCGGGACGCGGCGGAGGACGTCGCGCGGGCGGCGGAGTTTACCGCGCGGGTATACGGAAAAAACGGATTTTATCTGGCGGGCGACAGCGCGGGCGCGGAACTTGCCCTTATCGCAGACGGCGCGGCGGCAAGCGAAAAGGTGCGCGCGGCTTTCGGGATAGACGGTAAACTCGCCCCGCC